ATTCTTGTGTATTTAACCAAGAGTCACTCGGTGCTCCCTTATGGGGTGCTGTGGGGTAGTGCGGTGGTGTACGGCCACACCATCGCACAGTTAGGGACTGGGAAAACTGGTAACTCATATGAGATTATCACCCAGTCACGGCGATTTTTGGATTGTAGCTGCTATAACAACATGGCAGCATACCAGATCCCGGCTTCTGAGTGCGCGGTCGAACGCACTTATGGGTCGAATTGCCGTTTTCGTATTATCAAATCCAAGGGGTTTGATTACGAGGCCGACGGGGAGAAGATTACACGGTACCCCAGTTTTCTTACTGTGGCCCCAGGCGAGCGCTTTCACAACAGTGCATTTATACGGTTAGAACCGACATCAAAGTTTTGTTACTATGACGTTTCATCGCATAATGCTTGTTGTGCCCTGAGCAGGATGTTCAATTTGAGACCCAATGATGGGCCTCTCTTTAATGCGCAATGCCAGCTATTATACGGAGCTCCTGAAGAGTTCCTTGACTTATGTCAAATAAAAGTGGGGGACAGTGGAGACTTGGTTTTTAGGGATACCGTGAAAAGGTCAGTTCCCTCTGGAGGAGGTAGGAAAGTTTACGTCCCGAGAGTCGTCAAAGTTAGTGCTGAGCGTGAGGTATTGGATTACCTCAATCACGACACCAATAGTGACGGCCCTTGGCTAACAATGGAGCGCCTGGAGCAATTGCTGTGCGTGGGTTACACCATGCTTGCGGCAGTCTTTGGTCGAACCATAATGACGGTGGTCTTTCCTCCTGCCATCCTTCTTTACCTGGTGTATTCACCATTCTATTATTTGTTTGACCGCTACGCATGGTTGAACCATATGGTAGATTTGCCTGCCGTTAAAAGACCACTCTATAAGGGGTGGTTTGCAGAGCCAAAGAGGGCCGCCAACATTGTCGCAGGACTTGTTAGGTGGTCCCTCAAAGTGAAGAAGGAAATCGGAAAGCAAGGAAAGGATCCGCGTTTGTTTGCATCAAGTGACGAGGGGGCTCTTATAGACAGAGTTGCCCCAGAAGTCATAAAAGTACAACAGAAGCGCGTTTTAAATATGCGGGCAGTTAAAGACCGCGGGTATGACTTCGAATGTCGTTATTACCCCGCCCAGTCCCCCGCAGAGTCCGATGCTTGCTTCAAATGGTTATTGGCAGTTGAACCTGGAAATATGCGTTTAGCGTATTCTGGGGACGACTCCCTTGGGGTTTGTTGTACAGAGAGCGGTGTGGTGTTTTATGTGGAAGGAGATCTGAAATCATGTGATGCTGGTAATGGACCTGGCATTGCATATTTGTTGTGGCTAAAAATGAGGAAAATCAATCCTACTACAGCCAATCTTCTGATCAAGAGTTTGAGTGAGCCTGCTAGGCTAACCAACCCTGACAATCCACAGGAGTTTGTGGTTATTCAACCCGAAAGTATTTTCATGTACTCCGGAACTCCAGTCACC